CTCCTTCTGCTGCTACAGATATTGTAAATAAGCTGTATGTTGATACAGTAGCCCAAGGATTAAATCCTAAAGCTGCTTGTAAAGCAGGAACTTTAACCAATATTACTTTGTCAGGTTTACAGACGATTGATGGTTATTCAGTTTTAGCTGGTAATCGAGTCTTAGTTAAGAATCAAACAGCAACAGCCGATAATGGCATCTATGTAGCCTCTGCAAGCGCATGGACTAGAGCAACTGACATGGATGTATGGGCAGAAGTGCCAGGGGCTTATACAGTCGTTTTAAACGGCTCTCAAGCCAATACTGCATGGGTATCTACTTCTGCTGATACAGGAACTATTGGAGTTACTCCAATTACTTGGGTTCAATTCTCAGGTGTTTCTACTTATTACGCTGGCACAGGGTTAACCCTTACTTCTAATACTTTTAGTATTACTCCAGTAGGTACAGCAAGCACTTATGGATCTGCAAGCGCAGTTCCTGTATTTACAACTAATGCAAGCGGTCAAGTAACTAGCGTTACTAATACCACTATTGCTATTGCCAATACGCAAGTTAGCGGTCTTGGCACAATGTCAACGCAAAATGCTAACGCAGTTGTTATTACAGGCGGTTCTATTGATGGAACTACTGTAGGCTTAACAACGGCTACTACTGTAAGAGGAACAACTATTACTGCTACCTCGCAGTTTAGTGGCCCTGGCACAGGATTAACTGGCACAGCTACTTCATTAAGTATTGGTGGAAATGCTGCTACTGCAACATCATCAGGAAGTGTAACCAATAGCGTTACATTTAATAGCGGTGGTGCTGGTGGTGTTTCACCAATTACTTATAACGGATCTGTAGCCCAAACTATTTCCTATAACACTATTGGCGCACCTTCTACAACAGGAACAAACGCTAGTGGTACTTGGGGTATTGGCATTACTGGCAACGCTGCAACTGTTACTAATGGTGTATATACCAATGGTAGTTACTCAAATCCTACTTGGATTACTTCAATTTTAGGTTCTATTGTTAGCGGAGCAGTAGCCTCTGCCACTTTAGCTGCTAGTGCAACCAATATCGCAGGCGGAACAGCTGGCGCTTTAGCTTATCAAACAGGCGCAGGTGCGACTTCTTTTCTTGGCCTTGGCACTACAAACTATGTATTGACCGCAGGCGCTACTGCACCGCAATATGTTGCTCAAAGCACTTTATCGGTTGGGTCGGCCACAACAGCAACAACTTCCACCAATTTAGCTGGTGGTGTTGCAGGCGCTATTCCTTATCAGTCAGCAATTGGAGCAACTGGATTTTCCGCAGCAGGAACTACAGGTCAAGTATTAACTTCCGGTGGCACAGGCGCACCGACTTGGACTACCCCAACCTCTTATGCGACTGTTACCGATGACACCACTACAAATGGCACTCGTTATCCTTTGTTTGCTAACCAAACAAGCGGAAACCTATCAACAGAATATACAAGCTCTACTAAGCTCCAATACAACCCTTCTACTGGCACTTTTACTTCGACCCTATTTAGCGGTTCTGGAGCAAGTTTAACTAGCTTAAATGGCTCAAATATTAGCTCTGGCACAGTAGGTACAGGTGTTGGCGGTACAGGATTAACTTCATTTACAAGTGGTGGTGCAGTTTATGCTACATCTGCTTCTGTTCTTACAACTGGTACTTTGCCTGTTACTGCTGGCGGTACTGGGGTCGCAACTTTAAGCGGTTTAGCTTATGGAAATGGCACTTCTGCATTTACAGCTGCAACTGCTGCACAAGTCGTAGCCGTTATTAATTCAACCGCAGTAACTAATGCTACAAATGCAACAAATGTAGCAATTACAGACGATACAACAACAAATAGTGATTACTATGTTACTTTTGTAAGTGCTTCGTCAGGCAATACAGGTATGAAAACAAGCTCAACCAAGTTAAAATATCATCCATCAACAGGGGCTTTAACAGCTTCTACTATTTACATAGCACCATAAGGACACATCATGGGTCAATTAGTCTTTCAAGCAACAGCAGGCGGTCAGGTAGCCCTAGTTGGCCCTAATCCTTCTACAAACTTCTCACTTAATGTGCCAGCAGTTAATAGCACTTTAGCTACTTTAGCTGCCCAAACATTCACAGGGCAACAAACAGACACAGTAGATGCTTCTATATCAGGTCTTACTGTTGGTAAGGGTGGTGGTGCTGTTGCAAGTAATACGGCTGTTGGTGCTAGTGCTTTAGCATCAAATTCAAGTGGGGCTAATACAACTTCTGTAGGAAATCAAGCTGGATTTAGTCAAACAACTTCATCTAATAACTCATACTTTGGAAATCAAGCTGGTTTAGCTAACGTAACTGGTGCTGGTAATTGTTATTTTGGGGTTTCGTCAGGAGTAGCTGCAACTGGTAGCAACAATTCATTCTATGGTTTCTCTGCTGGTTATTTAGTAACAAGCGGTGCTAAAAACACTATCTTAGGTGGATTTAGCGGCAATCAAGGTGGTCTAGACATCCGTACATCAAGTAACTACATTGTGTTATCTGATGGTGATGGTAATCCTTTAGCATTTACAGCCAATAGCAATACTTTTGCTTTGCAAGGTGGAACAATTAGTGCTGGTACAGGCATTGCTTTCCCAGCAACCCAATCCGCTTCATCTAATGCAAATACACTAGATGATTATGAAGAAGGTACTTTTACTCCAGTAATCAATGGTTCAGGCGGCAATCCAACTGTTACATATTCTTTTCAACTTGGTACTTATACAAAAATAGGAAACATAGTAAATTTTTCTATTGATGTAAGGTGGAATGGTTTATCAGGTGGCGGTGGTTCTGTATCTATTGTTGGACTTCCTTTTACTGTTAATGGTTCATACGGAAGATATGTGGCATCAATAGAAACTTATACTAATGCTTTTACTGGAAGTTATTTAGCCGCAGAATGTGTTGAAAGTTCAACTCAAATAGGCCTAGTTGGTATTAGCACGATTGGTACAAATACATCCGTTACTGTTGCAAATTTAGCGGTGACTGGAATTGCTTATTTTAGAATAACAGGTTCATATAGAGTAGCTTAATTAACTAGACCAGATTAGTCTAGTCGGACATTTAACAGGAGAATTAAAAATGACATTAACTAAAGAAACAGTAGTAGACCAAATCACAGTAACAGAGTTTGGAACAGTCTTGTATCGTGAGGCTACACGCATTATGGAAGATGGCAACCAAATTAGCCAAACTTACCATCGCACTTCACTTGCACCTGAAGCTGATTTAACTGGCGCACCAGCTAATGTTGTAGCTATCTGCAATGTAGCATGGACACCTGAAGTAATTGCGGCATACAAAGCACAGCAAGAAGCCAACAAACCTGTAGGGGCATAAAATGACTGACATTATTGAAATAAAACCTGAACAAGTAGAGCAATCATACAAAGCCTCAATGGATAGCTGTGACCTACTTAACGCTGGTAAGCCTGAGAAGATGACTGATGCTGATTGGGCTGAAACAGTAAAACGCAATAAAGAGCATTTAGAAATTCAAATTGCTAAAGGCGATTACTATGCTGGCTTTGATTTAACACCATTTGAAAACGCTATTAAATAATGTTTACTTGGAAAATCCTAGAAGTTTCTGCTAAAGATGGAGTGATTACTCATGCTCGTTATCATGTCACAGCTACACAAGACGATAAATCAGTAGAAACTGAGGGTAATTGGTATTTTGATTGCCCAGTAGCAAACATTCCATTTGACCAAGTTACAGAAGAAATGGTATCTAGTTGGATAGAAAGCGAGGCAGTAAAAGATGGTCAATGCCATATTACCGCTAGATTACAAGAACAATTAGAAGCATTAGAAGATACTGTAATTCCTCCTTGGCAACCTCAAGTATTTACACCAGGACAATAAAATGACTCAGCCAATTGACATTATTTCTCGTGCTTTAAAAGACATTGGCGCATTAGAAGCTGGTGAAACCCCAACACCGGATGCTGCTGCCGATGCTTTTGATATGCTCAATGACCTTATAGACCAATGGTCTAACGAGGACATGATGGTATATAACACTACTGAAATCATCTTTCCTTTGATTCCAGGACAAGTTCAATATACGATTGGCCCTAATCCTTCTACTGCTAACTTTATTGGCGCAGTCTTTATAGGTTCAATTCAAGGCAACATTCTGACTGTAACTAGCCTTACAAGCGGTGCTATTGCTCAAGGACAGACTTTAAGTGGAACAGGCATATTGCCTGGAACTCAAATTGTGCAGTTTTTAACTGGTGCAGGCGGTCAAGTAAACGAAACTGGAACTTACCAGCTAAATATTAACTACACCACCGCTATTTCATCTGAAACCCTAACTGCTTATTATCAAAAGCCATTATTTATTGACCAAGCCTATGTAAGGGTAAACACTCAGTCTAATGGTCAAGCTGTTCCTAATGGTGGTTTAGATTATCAAGTAGCGGTTTTAGCATTAGAAAACTACAACCAAATTGGATTAAAGACTTTGAATGGCCCTTGGCCTAAAGCTCTTTATTACAACCCTAATGCTATTTCAGGTAACCTATTTGTATGGCCAAATCCTAGTCAAGGTGAGATGCATATGTTCTCATCTACTATCTTTAGCAACTATACAAGTCTTAATGACAACATAGTGCTGCCACAAGGCTATTCAATGGCTCTTAGATGGAACTTAGCTGAACGACTAATGCCTATGTATGGCAAGGCTTCACAAACGCAAATCAGCATGATTTCAGCTTACGCTGCACAAGCTAAATCAACTATTAAACGCAATAACATGATGCCAATAGCTGCTGCAGGTTATCCTGATTCTATGTTGGTAGGTAGGGCGAAGGACGCAGGTTGGATACTCAGTGGGGGTTTCTTCAGGTAGAGGGTTTGTCCGCTAGTGTGATATAATAAAGATTCTTACAAAGGAGTCTTATCATGAAAACACTAGCAGAATTAAAAGCAGAAAAATTAGAAGTAAACAAAGCAATAAAAAGATTTAAAGACAACGAAGCTTATGCAAGAAAAATTGGTAGAGAAGTAGGAGAGCCAGGCAGACCAGCAAACACTCCTGAAGTTCTTTGGAGCAAAGTTGATAAGCGTGGTGAAGATGAATGTTGGGAATGGAAAGGCTTTAGGAATCATGATGGATATGGAAGGACTTGGATTAATGACAAAGGCTACTATGCCCATAGAGTCATCTATTCGCTTGTTTATCCAAACGCAATTAGTCTTAATGCTCCAACTTCACAAAATGAAACAGGCTTTCTTTTACATACTTGCGATAATCCTTCTTGTTGCAATCCAAAGCATTTATGGGTTGGCAATCATGCTGATAATATGGCAGATAAAGCTGAAAAAGGTCGTAGCCCAGACTTTAGTGGTGGCAAAGGCCCTCGTTGCAAACTTACAATGGAACAAGCTAGAGAAGCTCGTTTGCTTAGGAAAACTAGTATGACTATTCCACAATTAATGGAAAAATTTAATTTAAGTCGTGCAAGCATGAAAACCTTGTTGCGTGGTGATTCATACAAGGAAAGCGAGTAATTTATGGATTTTGGCTTTGTAGGCCCTTCTTATGAAGCACCAAGTATCTACCAAGACGGACAAGAGTGCATTAATTTTCGACCTGAGATTGACCCTTTAAAGCTGCCAGGTCAAAGGGGTATTGTTGCGCTTTATCCAACCCCAGGACTAACTACCCAAGTTGTTTTGCCTAATACCCAAGAAGTGCGTGGAATGCGTACTGTTAGCGGTGGTAATCAAATGGTGGCGGTTTGTGGCCCTTATGTCTATGTTTTATCATCCAACTTAAATCCTGTCATTGTTGGTCAATTAAATACCTCTGCTGGTCATGTAGGCATTACCGATAACGGAGTAAACGTCTATATTGTCGATGGGGCTTATCGCTATACATGGCGCATTAATAATCCTCCATCAGCGACCATTCAAGCATCTATTTCAGGAACTACATTAACTGTAAGTCGTACTTATTCAGGTACATTGGCTATTGGTCAAGCCTTATATGGTATTGGTTTAAGCAATGAAACTGTTATTTTGTCAGGTTCAGGAACTACTTGGACATTAAATAAAAGCCAA